AGGGGCAGGGGCAACAGTAGGTTCACAAACACACGCTATTATAGGAAGAGCATTACTTGACGCAGAATTATGATTACGAAAGATACAATAACTTCAGCAAAATTATTAAGTTATTTAGACTTTAATGGGGATAAAAAAATTTCAAATAGTGTATGGATAAATGGAACTATGGAAGTTCCTTTTGATGAAGCAAACACCGATTATCAACAATATAAATTATGGTTGGCTGAAGGCAATACACCCGAAGCTGCTGATTAATTAACCTTTTCTTGCATTTGTCTTGTCATTAAGCCCATAGTGACGTAAAGAGGGGATAGAGCTACAATAAGCAGTAATACAAGCACACTTGAAAAAGATAGTGCTTTCAAAATTGCAAATTTAATCATGTTTCAAAAAATTGCTAATATTCTTAGCATCGTTTCTTTTCTTATGGTAGCTTCCATGAGCGGTGGAGCGTACTTTGGTTACAAGTATGTAACTTCGGAACAGTTTAAAACAAGAGTTATGAATGAAATTCTTGGAAATGTACAGGGAATGATGCCTAAAGTACTAGAGAAAGGATTACCTGATCTTACTGGGCCATCTTTACCTTTACCGCCAACAATGAGTGAATCAAAGATATAATTGGAAATACCTGAAATTTATATTCCTGAAATATACGTTCCAGATGTACCAGAAATATATAGTCCTCATTACATAAAGATAGCAAAGCCACCTGATATAGATGTTCCTGGTTGTACTTATCAACATCGAGATATAAAGAATACTGGTAATCGTAATTTATTATTGGAAGATCCCAATGGTGTATTTACAACGTGCGATGTACCATTTCCTAGCTTTATTCCTCTTGACTATACACCTGAGAATTTGGTCATTACAGAAGAAGTTCCTGTTAATAATGAAACCCCACCTTTACCAGAAACAACAACTCCAGAGATACCAGAAATACCAAAAGAAAAAGATATTGAACTAGAGCCTTGTCCTAGTAAAAACAATCAGAGAGTAGGAGACTTTCGTAACGAAAAACGATTGGAACGTGTCATCGGGCATAAAAGAGGTGATGATGGGATTGAGTGTATCACTCTATATGAAAACGTTCCTTTTGTGGATCAATACATCCCAGAACCGAGCACTATTGTTTCTACTGCTGTTATTGGCCTTGTGGCTGCGAGTAGCCCTCTTATTCTCAATATAATAAAACCAGCTATAAAAAATATAGTTAAAAAATTGACAAAAAAGAAAAAATAACTAGAATATTATAAGAGCAACTAGACCCAGTATCATGCTTTGTGAATGGTATGCCAAGGGCTTGAATGACCCAAAGAATATCTATGTCCTTAAATGATATTTTTCTACTGTCTGAAATTTCCAACAGTTTCTTACGGGATGACGTTGGCTGATACATCTCCTGCCTCTGCTCTGTTGGAGCGTCAGTTGCTCTATAATATTATTACCCTATTCGACATGGCGATGGATAGGGCGTCTAGGTAGGCAAGTTTAACCGTGCTTGCCTACTGCTAATTTGATGTATAATAGATATTAGTAGAAGGATTTGTTCCCCTTGAGAGGTTCTAGGCTCTCTCTTAATGCCCACAGCAAACACTCAATAGGCAAGGCCGTTTCATTTTCTTTTACTGCTTTAATTTGTGAGTATGTGGGATAACTTGATTTGGTGGAATATTAACAACAATATCTTCACAAGTTACAGCACTAGGAGTATTAGGTTTGAAATAAACTCCATCTTTTGCCATTTTTGAGCACATTTCTAAACGATATAAACTGATCTCCATTTTAGTTTTCTTTATAAGTAATCTTTGAGCTTCAATATTTACCTCAGTTGCTTCATGGCAAAGAGCAGGAGACTTGCCTAATGGAATATTGAACTGCATACTAATTCCATAATTGAGATTATAATTATCCTTTTCAAATCTAGGAGTCTCTTGAACGTACTTTATCTCTCCAGTATTTTCATCATATATATTTTGCCTAGTAACGTGTTCTATTGGTCTGTTAAATGACCAAGCATCAGTTACATAAGGAGTAATAGTAAGACTAGGTGAAGCACAAACAATACCTTGACTCATTTTGAAAGATGGCATAGCAGATGGTGTAATCATTGTGGCATTATTATTAACGACCCCTTGAGCATTACTACTTGGCGAGGCCACTGTAGTGTTTGCAAGAGTTTTGACAGGACAGAGAAATAAAGCTATTGCCCAAATGTAGTTGTAGTTTCTGTTGTAGTCGTTGTGTTTATTGTTCTTGTTATTGTCGTTACTGTGTCTAATCCTGGTGTTATCAGAGTTTCTTGAAGAGAAAAGGCTGATCCAGGAGTTGATATTTTCCATCTTGGAACTGCCTCTAAGTTTGGTGAAGTCCAACTAAAACTTACTCCTCCTACTGTTTGCTCGGTTAATGTACTAGCACTAGGATTAATATAGCTGTTTACGTCCGCACTTTCAATATTATGACCAGAAGCACTGTAAGAATATCCCGTTCGATATTGATAACTGGTTATTGTCTCGTTTATAACTGATTCTGAAGTGCTTGAAGTTTGAGAACTACCAGATCTGAATTGAGGCACTACGGGCACTGCAAAGACTTTCATTGGAACGACCAATAAAAACAGTAGCCAATATTTAATCAATCGTAATACGAACAGTAGTAGATCCAATACAGCTAGTGCCACTACCCCCTGCTGTGCAGGTATGTATTCCTGACGAAACAGATGTTAGTGCTAAGTTCCCAGCTGTGCCTCCTGAGATAACAGTAGTCTGACCACCAAGCACAGGGAGACTTGCTATACCACTAGAGGGAGTGATTGCAGATTGGGTTACATCACCAGCTTGGTAACTCTCTGATAGTGAAAACGCTGATCCAGCAGTTGTAACCGATTTATTTGTATTAACTAAAGCTGGTACTCCATTACTTAAGCTACCAAGATTTAAACCACCTATTCCATTTGTTACTACACTATCTCCTGTTCCTGTTGAAGTTGTGATATTGTTTCCGCTTATGCTGTAGCTCGATGGTGCTGCATTGGTAATTACATAAGGCGAGTCTATGGATATTTGTGCAGAGGTTACAAACTCTTGTTTTATGTTAGCAAAAGCAGCCGATGGTAAGAATAGAAGTAAAGCAAAAAGTTTTTTCATTTGATTCCTACTTTGTTTTTACTATTATCTACTATTTTAGGGTTATTACTGTTATTTTGACCACTTTTCTTGTTTCCTACTGAGATTCCATAGCTTCCGAGGACTCCCGAAACCAATCCAGCTGTGAACGCTCCATCAATCCTTACCTTGCCCATGTACCCCAAAGTCATCATTGATAAACTCCAGGTCAAAATCAGAAATCGTATAGCATGACCAAAGAGTTCACCCCATTCGATGCCTTCTTTTTCTTCTTTCTCTTCAGCCATAAAAGTAAAGATTCTTGTCTAATACTAGCAAAGTAGCTATGTTTGGGAAGTAACACATAAAAACGATGGTAAAAATTCTAAAACCTATTCTTTTGGTTTTTATTAAATCAAAAGCAATGAAGAGATTGATAGTTGATCTGTTAAAAGCTATAGCCAAGCAAACAGATAATTCAATAGACGATCAAGCGGTAGCTTTTATTGAGTCCAGAATGTTCCCTGGTTCTACTACAAATCTTCAATAAAATGAAAGACACTTTTTTTCAGATCATTTTTGAATCTCCACCTGCTGAAGTAGAACTTTCTACAGAATTAAAGTGTAGAGAGATTATGAAGTCTAATGATATTGAAAAGATAAAAGCGTTTAGTTGTGATTTAGTAAGAAACCAAAGTAAGATTGATGCTGTACTTCATTCAGCATTGGCACGTTTAGCTGAACAAGAGGCAACAAGAATGGTTGAAGAAAAAATAATAAAAGCAAAAGGTATAAATAAATTAATATTTCTTTTTCATCAATTTATGATTATGAAACAGGTAGAAAAGATTATGAAAGCAAGCCGTCCTCAAAATCCTTAAGTTCCTGTTCAGAAAAATCTTCTTCACTCATACTCAAAACTTCACATACTAAAGCATTGTGTTTTATAACAGCAGTTCTAATAAATTCTGTAACCCACTTGCCATTAGTTATAAGTTGAGCTTTTCGATTACCGTCAATAAAAACATAATGATCGTAACCTCTTAAATCTTGATCAATAAGTTTTTTTTCTAAGTTTGATATTCTATTTAATTTTAAAGTTTTTAATTTATTCATTGTAATAAAGATCATGTACTCTTTTTAATGGTATCGCAGCCACAGCAGGCACAATACTATTTCCTAAGGCTCTAGTGCGGTCCACCCGATTGGATAACCCATCATCTCCTCTACGAAGTATGGGCTTACTGACATATGATCTCCAATCTGGGTTAAGACGTCTGGTAGTACCTTCGGCCCATATTTCTCGTTCCATTTCGCTGAAGTTCTTCCTTTGTAATCCCTTGCTGTTGGAGTTGGTAAGTTTAAAGCTGCTCCCAATAGAGGCTTGCCCTTGTTGTTGTAGCTGTTTATCCCCTGTCTTGCGTTTGTTGCTGTTGGAGTCGGTAGACTTTGTAGATGGTTGAATAACTCCACTGTCTGCGGATTCAATGCTTCTCGAAGATTGGCTAACTTGGTTCGCCCCTTCCGATGAATCGTTGTTTGCTTGATCATCGAGTCCACTGATCGAGGAGGTAGATGATCCATAGTCGTTGGTGTAGGCAACACACCACCACCTTGACCTTC